CTGCGCATATTAGTAGCGCTTTAAGTTCGTTTGTTTTAATAGTGAATTGCATTTGGATCCCTTTACTATCAACGGCCAAAATTAGCCGCTATGCGCACGGGTAAGCATGCGCATAACGAAAATTCTAAGCTGCGATTTCTTCGTTTTCTGCTATGTGGTCGCGGATCATGTGGTCTGCTATTTCATACCAGTTAACGTCTGATAGAAAAGCCAGCGCGTAATCAATAACAATGTTGCTAAAATCTTTTCTATCATGGCTTTCTGTAATGATATATTCAGCATATTCTTTGCATGCCTGGCTAAAATCATATGTATCTATATCAGCATTATTTGGCTGATAAGTAACATCGCTTAATTGTAGGCCATCAAATAATTCTAAGTTGACGCGCCAAGTTGCGTAATTTGTCCATCCATTGTATTTAGTATCATTCATTTTTAATTCTCCAGTTTAATTGGTGCGGATCATGCGAGCGCAAAAATCAGACTCGCATACAATCTTATAGGCCTGGGCCCATGTTAAGTTTACGCCAAGCATAGTATTGTCATCATGAACAACAATATATTGGCCGGCTGGCAATTCTGTTTTTCGCATAGTGTGGTCTGCTTGTGCTAGATCAATCATTTTTTACACTCCAATAATTAATAAGATCATTATTAAAATAAAACATACAGCGCCAATAAGATCCCAGGCGCTTAACTTTTCTGCTGCTGGTTTATGGTTTTTATAATCGTGCATGATCATTTTTACACTCCATTAATTTGAAAAGATAATGCGAAAGAATGTGCTTAATGGCATGATTAAAATCAAAGCCAAAAAAATATAGCTAAAGTATTTGTCGAAGAATTTGTCCATTTTCAATCCCTTTTCACATAATCGCGCTAAATCCAGCGCATGGATAAAACTATAAAACATTCTTTTACACTATGCAAGCATTATTTGCATATTGCCAAAATATTGTCACTTATTGCCATGTTATTGCCATGTTATTGCCATTGGCTTGAATGTTGCAATGCCACAAGGCGCGCAGGTTTTAAAGGTTTATTGGCAATATTGTCATTTATTTATGCTTATGAGTATAAAAGTATATATATAAGGCATGTAAAACCAAGGGCGCAACGGCGGTGCGATTAAATTGCCATGGCAATGTTGCCAATATGACCAATAAATTCTCGCCGCGTAAAATGCAGACAGCATAAAAACATGGAATTAAAACTAAATGACAATATTGCCAATGATTTCCAAATGACAATATGACCAATGAATTCCAAATGACAATATTGCCAATGCAGACAGCAGACAGCAGCAAATAAAAAGCGCATGGCAATGTGGCAATAATGCCAATGCAGACAGCAGACAGCAGACAGCGATCCGCTGCGCTGCATGCTGCCGCCTGGCTGCGCTGCATAACGTGCGCGGCCGCGCTGCTGCTAGCAGGTAAACTGATTACATTTTGATGGGGGGGGGTAGGGCCTTGGGGGAAGGGCCTTCGTGGACGATGGTGTCAGAAGAAATTTTTATTTTTTAATGTAAATAACACAAAGCATTTAACGTGACGCGTTAATCATGGTTTTCTCTATGGCGTCATGTATAAAAAAGAGCAAAATGTGTACATATACACACGATGTGTATAAAAAACAGGAGAATTTGAACATGTGGACTAAACCAGCAGCAACAGAGTTAAGATTTGGATTTGAAGTAACTATGTACGTGATGAACAAGTAATGTAAAATAGTCGCGACTTTTATTCAAAGTCGTTCAATAAAGTCGGGGGCGGTTAAGCCGACACTAGAGGATGTAGTAAGTAACGCGTTTTTCGGCTTTCTGCGTTACATGTAACAACTACCCAATCTACGCCCCTTGACACCACGCATGTAAACCAATACCATGCGCTAATGACATTCCTATCGATACCTTTTACGCCACGCGAGGTAAAAGCCACCGAATCGCGTTTACAGAAAATATACGACGCAGCCAAGCTGGGTCTGAAGAACGACTCATTGGCGCTTGCCGCCGGGATGTTGCCGTCCGAGTACCGGCAACTGTGCCAGCTAGACCCCGTGGCGGAGATGGCAGCGCAAAAAGGTAAAGCAGACGGTGAGCTGGAGATGGCCCAGGTGTTAATCAAGTCAGCCAAGGACGGTGACGCTAAGTCGGCGCTGGCCGTGCTACAGCATGCACACGCGTGGACGGCCAAGACCGAGATCAGTGTGGATGTGTACCAAAAGATAAGTATTACTCAGGCATTAGCCGAGGCTCAATCGCGTATCATTGAAGGCACCGTCGTAGACAACCAATAATGCAACTACCTATATATAGTTCGGACGAAGAACAACTCCTTATGTCAAGGCTGTGGGATCCGCGTGTTGCGGACGACCCTGAAGCGTTCGTGCTGTTCGCGTTCCCGTGGGGCCAACCTAACACGCCATTGGCTAAGTTCAAAGGGCCACGCACTTGGCAGCGCGAGGTGTTAAGGACAATCGCCAAGCACATTAAGGACAACCGAGGCGAGGTCGACATGTCGACACTGCGTGAGGCTGTCAGCTCAGGTCGGGGTATCGGTAAATCGGCACTGGTTAGCTGGCTAATACTGTGGATGTTATCGACACGCATCGGCAGCAGTGTCGTGGTGTCAGCCAACAGTGAGTCACAACTAAGGTCGGTCACTTGGGGTGAGTTGACTAAGTGGCAGGCCATGATAATAAACTCACACTGGTGGGAGATCAGCGCAACCAAGCTGGTGCCAGCGAAATGGGTGTGCGAGCTAGTGGAGCGTGACTTGAAAAAGGGTACGCGGTACTGGGCGGCAGAAGGTAAACTGTGGTCGGAAGAAAATCCTGACTCGTACGCCGGTGTCCACAACCACGACGGGATGATGTTGATATTTGACGAGGCAAGCGGTATACCTGACACGATATGGTCAGTGGGCGCGGGCTTCTTTACAGAGAACATATTAGATCGGTATTGGTTTGCGTTTAGCAACCCGCGTCGCAACCAAGGGTATTTCTTTGAGTGCTTTAACTCTAAACGGGACTTTTGGCATGGCAGACAAATTGATGCGCGACAGGTCGAGGATACGGATAAAGCGGTATATGAACAGATTATTGCCGAGTATGGCGAAGACTCTGCACAGGCGCGGGTCGAGGTATACGGTGAGTTTCCATCGGCAGGCGAAGACCAGTTTATCAGCCCGATGGTTGTTGAGGACGCTTTCAAACGTGAGAGATATAAGGATACGACTGCACCTATCGTTATCGGGGTTGATCCAGCACGTGGGGGCGCAGACAGCACGGTCATCGTCGTGCGTCAAGGGCGTGACATCGTTGCCATCAAGCGCTATCAAGGCGAGGACACAATGACTGTCGTTGGGCGAGTGATTGAGGCGATAGAAGAATACAAACCAGTGATGACCGTCATCGACGAGGGCGGCCTGGGGTACGGGATATTGGACAGGCTAACCGAGCAGCGGTACAAGGTGCGCGGTGTGAACTTCGGGTCACGGGCTAAGAACTCGATAATGTGGGGCAACAAGCGGGCCGAGATGTGGGGCGCAATGCGGGAGTGGCTACGCAGTGCCAGCATACCGGAGGATAGGAAGTTAAAGTCTGACTTGACAGGCCCAATGAAAAAGCCTAACAGTAGCGGGACGATATTCTTAGAAGGTAAGAAAGAGATGAAGGCCAGGGGCATGGCAAGTCCGGACGCAGCAGACGCGTTATGCGTGACGTTTGCGTTCCCAGTAGCCCATCGTGAATATGTTGACAAATCTCCGCGTAAGTCGTATGCTTCTAGTAGCGGAGCATCCAGCTCTTGGATGGGTAGCTAATGTACATAATCCTTAAAGTAGGCAAGCTAAAACTAGCAGGCGCAACTAAAGATGAGTATTGCATAGCTACTGATACTCTATTGTGTAAAAAAGGGTTTAGACTACAAGCGGGCAATTTGTTGTGGAATAAAGGCCTTTTTAGATATAAAGACATTATAGAAGGATGGGTGCGAGTATGCCGTTAAAAAAATCATCTAGTAAAGAAGCCTTCCGTGCTAATGTTAAGGCTGAAATTGACGCTGGTAAGAAGCCAGCTCAAGCTGTCGCTATTGCGTACTCTGTTAAACGTGAATCAACTAAAAAAGGCAAAAAATGAAATTAAAACCTTTCGGTGAACGAATTGTAGTAAAGCAAAAAGAAGAAGAACTAACAACGGCCAGTGGCATTGTACTGGCCAAGCAAGCAGAGAAGAAGTTTGAAGGTGTGATTGTTGCAGCAGGCCAAGGCGCCATATTAGATAATGGCACGGTCAGAGCGATGACAGTTAAAGTAGGTGACACAATACTGTTCGGTGAGTATTCAGGACAGAAGTTTAAATACGAAGACGAAGACTATCTTCTTATGAACGAAAAAGACGTGATCGGAATATTAAATGAATGATGACATGACCACCGTTGGGGTTGTCGCTGAAGGTGCTAATAAGCCTAACGACAAAAAAGACATGCTTGCAACGATGCGAAGCCGCTTTACTATGGCGGTTTCTGCGTATTCAGAAAGCCGTGAAGACGAGCTAGATGACTTACGCTTCGAGGCAGGCTCACCGGACAACCAATGGCAATGGCCTGCGGACGTACTGGCTACCCGTGGTTCAGTTCAAGGTCAAACCATCAATGCAAGACCATGCTTAACAATCAATAAGTTACCGCAACATGTTCATCAAGTTACTAATGAACAACGCCAAAATCGCCCTTCGGTGAAGGTAATTCCTGTAGATGATAACGCTGACGTAGAGGTCGCGGAGATATTTGAGGGTGTGATAAGGCATATTGAGTATATTTCAGATGCAGATGTCGCATACGACACAGCATGTGAAAACCAAGTCACCTATGGTGAAGGCTACATCCGTGTACTCACTAAATATTGCGACGACAATTCATTTGACCAAGACCTATACATTGGCCGTATCCGCAATTCCTTTAGCGTTTATATGGATCCTACAATACAAGACCCATGCGGCAGCGATGCTGAGTGGTGTTTTGTCACAGAAGACATGACGAAGGCAGAATACGAGCGTCAGTTCCCTGATGCCGCGCCAATTTCGTCCATGATGCAACAAGGTGTGGGCGACTCCTCACTAAGTCAGTGGTTGACTGAGAACACAGTGCGTGTTGCCGAGTATTTTTACTACGAGCATACGCCAACCAAGCTAAACTTATACCAAGGCAACATGAGCGCCGTAGAAGGCAGCCGTGAAGACAAAGAATTGAAGGCTTTAGGCTTAAAACCGCTTAAATCACGCATGGCAGACGTTAAAAAAGTCAAATGGCTCAAAACTAACGGCTTTGAAGTGCTAGAAGAACAAGATTGGGCGGGTAAATTTATACCTGTTATCCGTGTTGTAGGTAACGAATACGAAGTTGATGGCCGTTTATACGTGTCAGGCTTGATCCGTAACGCAAAAGACGCACAACGTATGTACAACTATTGGGTTTCACAAGAAGCCGAGATGTTGGCACTGGCACCAAAAGCGCCATTCATAGGTTACGGCGGTCAATTTGAGGGTTACGAGACACAATGGAAGACTGCAAATACGACAAATTGGCCGTATTTAGAGGTTAATCCTGATGTAACAGACGGTGCTGGTGCGGTATTGCCATTACCTCAACGCGCTCAACCGCCTATGGCGTCTAGCGGTCTATTACAGGCTAAAGCTGGTGCATCTGACGATATTAAGTCCTCAACTGGTCAATATGACTCCAGTTTAGGCGCGACAAGTAACGAACGCTCAGGCCGTGCCATCTTAGCGCGTGAAAAACAAGGCGACACAGGCACATACCACTACGTTGACAACTTAGCCCGTGCTATACGTCACTGTGGACGTCAATTAGTGGACATGATACCTAAAATTTACGATACAGAGCGTATTGCTCGTATTATTGGTGTAGATGGCGAAGTGAAACGGGCTAAAATTAACCCATCACAAGCCGAGCCAGTAAAGAAAATTGTTGATGAAACAGGCATTGTGATTGAAAAAATTTACAATCCTAGCGTTGGTAAGTACGATGTATGCGTATCGACTGGCCCAAGCTACATGACTAAACGTCAAGAGTCACTAGACGCCATGAGCCAACTATTGCAAGGCAACCCACAATTGTGGCAAGTGGCTGGCGATTTATTCGTTAAAAACATGGACTGGCCTGGCGCACAAGAGATGGCTAAACGCTTTGCTAAGACCATTGACCCTAAACTACTAAGCGATGCCGACGAAGACCCAGCATTGCAAGCTGCACAACAACAACTTGAAGCAATGGGCCAAGAGTTAGACCAATTGCACGGCATGTTGCAAAACGTCAGCAAATCTATGGAAGCGCAAGACTTGGCAATCAAAGAACAAGAGGCTAACATTAAAGCATACGACGCTGAAACTAAACGTATCAGCGCAGTGCAGGCAAGCATGTCACCTGAACAAATCCAAGACATCGTTATGGGTACAGTTCACGGCATGATGGACAGCGGTGACTTAATTGGCGAGATGCCTGGTAGAGAAATGCCAAACGAAGGGCTAGAACAGCCTGAAGGCATGATGCCTGAAGAACAAATGCAACCTGAACAACCAATGATGCCACCCGAAGGACAAATATAATGAAAGCCTGTGACTTTGTAGGAATACTATTCTTAGCTAGAGACGTGACGCACTCCGTCCACCTAAATACTAGAAGCTACTCTAAGCATAAGGCTTTGCAGAAGTTTTATGAGAACATAATTGACTTAGCAGACGGTTTTGCTGAAGCCTATCAAGGCCGCCACGGTTTGATGGGGCCTATTTCGCTTCAGTCAGCTAAGAAAACTACAAACGTGATTGATTTTCTACAAAATCAACTAGAAGAAATTGAAGCGAATCGCTATAAAATTTGCGACGAAACAGATTCCGCAATACAGAATTTGATTGACGAAGTAATAGCCCTTTACCTATCAACCTTGTATAAATTGAGGTTCTTAGCATGAACGTCTTTACCTCACAAACTCAATTTGGCAAAAATGAAGATTTTGCACTCCAAGTAGCTAGGGGGCAAATTCCAGGGCATTCCGCAATATCCGTATTTGGGTACAATCCTGACGTAGATACGGCTGAAGAATCAATTTGGCCTGATGGCGGCACAGTGCCTCACCCAACCGTGGCTTCCGTGCTTAAAATAAGCTCGTCTAGTACGGACGATACTTCAGCAGGCACTGGAGCAAGAACTGTCATTATAGTAGGGCTTGATGGAAGCTATAATCAAGTTAGCGAAAGCATAACTTTAAATGGGCAAACAGCAGTTAACACAACGAACAGTTATCTTTATGTAAATGGATTTTATGTAGCTTCAACTGGATCAGGCGGTGCAAACGCGGGTAATATTAATGCAGGCACAGGTGTAGTAACTGCGGGCGTCCCTGCTGTATTATATGACATTATCGCAACAGGGTATAATAACCGCACTACCGCACATTATTGCGTTCCAGCGGGTTACACAGGCTACTTAACTACAGGTGTTATTACTACAGGGCAAGCCTCCGGGTCAACTTCTGTAACGGCGTTTTTAAAACAACACGGCCAAGATGGAATTGTTCGCGTGGGTGCGGTATCTACGCTTAACAACGGGTCAGTGCAGTATGATTTTTCATACCCGTATATAATTTCAGAAAAAAACTGTGTAGGCGCCTCTGCAATAGGTTCTGCGGCAAATAACTCAGCAAGTGCATTTTTTAATATTGTTTTAATTAAAAATTATCAGGATTAATCATGGCAAACTATAAATATTTAGCTGCAACAGACCAAACTAAAGTCGGTGCAGGCAAACTATACGGCATTTTTGTGTCAACAACATCAAGCGGTACTATTACTGTATACGATAGCGCTACATCAAGCACTAGCGACGGTAAAATTGCTAACACTATTACAGTAGCTGCAGGTACTCAGTATCTTAGCTTTCCATCAGGTATTTGGTTTAGCAAAGGCTTATATGTAGTATTAGCTAACACCGCCACCTTTACAGTTGTCTACGAATAGAATATATTAAAAATGTACTGGTGCATTTCACCAGGGTTTCTAAGGAAACAAAATGAGTGAAAACCAAGAAGTAGAAGTAATAGCGGAAGTACCCGCGCCAGTAGAAGAAGTTACGACAGCTCCTGAAACTGTAGCAAATGAAGTAGAAGTGTCGGAAGAAAAGCCAGCAGAAGCAAGCAAGACATTCTCGCAAGAGGAACTTGATGCTGCGATTGGCAAACGCTTGGCAAGAGAACAGCGTAAATGGGAAAGAGAACGTGCTGCACAGGCTTCAACCCCTGCGACGCCTAGAGACCTCCCTGCGCCTGAGCAATTTGAGTCAGTAGAAGCATACGCCGAAGCATTGGCCGTGCAAAAAGCTGAACAACTGCTTGAGCAAAGAGAGCAACAAAGGCAACAACACGAAATCTTAGAGACGTATCACGATAGGGAAGAAGAAGCCCGTGCTAAGTATGATGACTTCGAGCAAGTTGCATACAACCCCAGTGTTCCTATTACTAATGTGATGGCTCAATCTATTCAGGCATCTGATGTTGGCCCCGAACTGGCTTATTACCTAGGGACTAATATTAAGGAAGCTGAACGGATCTCTCGATTAGCGCCAATCTTACAAGCTAAAGAAATTGGCCGACTTGAAGCTAAAATTGCTAACGAGCCGGTAATTAAGAAAACAACTAGCGCACCTGCGCCTATTTCGCCTGTCACGGCTAAAGGTAACGGTTCACCAGCGTACGACACGACTGACCCTAGGTCAATGAAGTCAATGTCTACGTCTGATTGGATTGCTGCTGAAAGAGCTAGACAAGCTAAGGCATGGGAAGCGAAAAGAAACCGCTAACTTTTATATAAGGAAACATCATGTCAAACTCAATCTTAACCATTGATATGATCACTCGTAAAGCCCTAGAAATCCTAGAGAATAACCTTGTGATCACACGTAACGTAAATCGTCAATACGACGATTCTTTTGCCGTTGAAGGCGCTAAAATTGGTTCTACTTTGCGTATCCGTTTACCGGATCGTGCTTTAGTAACTGACGGCGCGGCTTTACAAGTGCAAGATGACAACGAACAATACACAACATTGTCTGTTGCTTCACAAAAACACATTGGCGTTAACTTCACATCAGCTGAGTTAACAATGCAATTAGACGATTTTGCAGAACGTGTATTGAAACCACGTATCTCACAATTGGCTTCTAGCGTTGATGCTGACGTTGCTAATGCTTACAAATCAATCTACAACTCAGTAGGTACTCCAGGCACTACACCTTCAACTTCATTAGTATTGTTGCAAGCTCAACAAAAACTAAACGAAGGCGCAGCTGTTATGTCTCCACGTTATGCAACTGTTAACCCAGCTGCCAACGCGGGCCTAGTTGAAGGTATGAAAGGTTTGTTCAACCCAACTGACACTGTTTCACGTCAATTCCGTAACGGTATGATGGGTATGGGCGTTCTTGGCTTCGAAGAAGTTAACATGTCTCAATCTATCAAACAACACACCACTGGTACACGTTCTACTAGCGATACTATCTTAGTTAACGGCACTGTTACTACAGAAGGCCAAGCTACTATCAGCATCGATGGCGGTACAGGTTCAGCTACAGTTACTGTAGGCGACGTGTTTACTGTTGCTGGCGTTTACGCTGTCAACCCACAAACTCGTGAGTCAACTGGTTCATTGCAACAATTCACTGTGACTGCGGCTAACACTGCTTCAGGCGGCGCTTGGACTAACATCGCTGTTTCACCAGCTATGTACACTCCAAACAACGCTTTGGCAACTATCAGTGCCTTCCCACAAGACGGCGCAGCTATTACCTTTGTTGGTGCAGCTTCTACTCAATACGCTCAAAACTTGGTATACCACAAAGATGCAATCACTTTTGCGACTGCTGACTTGTTATTACCACAAGGCGTAGACATGGCTTCACGTCAAGTACACAACGGTATCTCTCTACGTGTTGTCCGTCAATATGACATCAACAATGACCGCTTACCTTGCCGTATTGACGTTCTATATGGCTATAGCGCTGTTCGTCCACAAATGGCGGCCCGTATTTGGGGTTAGTCTAAGTAATCCCCACTTCGGTGGGGGTTTCAAAATTTATTAAGAAAAGGAAAATATCATGGCAATTCCAAATGGCGCAGGTGGATACCAATTAGGTGACGGTAATCTAACCGAAGTAAACATCGTAACGCAACCAACCCCAACCGCTAAAGTAGCCGCAGCCACTTTGACTGCTGCTGAATTAGCAACTGGCATCATCACTTACTCTGGTGCAGCCGTAGCTTTAACAGTACCTTTAGGTACCGCTTTAGACACCGCTTTTCCTAGTATGAAGGTTGATAGCTGTTTTGACTTTGTAATTATCAATATAGGCGCAGCTAACGCTGCTACTGTAACGGCTAACACCGGTTGTACTTTAGTTGGTGTTGCGGCTGTTGCAGCGGTAACTTCTTGCACATGGCGTGTTCGCAAAACTGCTGACGCAACTTATGTGTTTTACCGCGTTGCTGGTTAATGTAATTCCCCGCCCTTCGGGGCGGGACTTTTAAAAGGAACATATCATGCCTAATACCAAAGCTGTCGGCGTTGCATACGCTGACCCACAATTTGACAATGTTACAGTAACCGGCGCTTCAGCTTTTGCTGCCGTAACTGCTACAACGGTAACCGCTTCTGGCGTTCTTATAGCGGCCGCTGTAGGCGCGGGTAGTTTTACTTCTAGTGGCGTAAACGTCATTAGTAATGCCGTTGCAGGTTTGTACTTTGTAACTGACGCTATTACTGCTAACTCAACAGTAACTACCGCCCCCGCAGGTTCATTGGCTACTACTAGCAATGCAACAGGCTTAGGTAAGTTGTTTATTTCTGATGGTAGCAAATGGCAATTCCCTGTTGTAGCTTAAAAAAAAGAGGGGGCCTTAAAACCTCCTCTTTATTTATCGGATAAAACATGGCAACCATATATTTACGACACCCTGTTCATGGTACTAAAGTAGCTACTATGATGGAAGAAGCTGAAGCTGATGCACAAAACGGATGGATAGAGTATAATCCTGATACGCCAGCTAAAATTGTAGCTGAAGCGGCTCCCGTCAATACGCTGGATGTCAAACGACGTAGAAAAGAATAAGGAGCTACTGTGAATACAAGTGGAATATACGCGATAACCAATACAGCTACAAATAGCATGTATATTGGCTCTGCCGTAAATATATCCCGCCGATGGAGAGTTCACAAACATCACCTTGAAAAAGGCACCCACCACAGTAAACACTTACAAAACTCGTATGTAAAGCATACATCAGCAATGTTTAGCTATGAAATTATTGAGTTTGTAGAAGATAAAAATAATCTTTTAAAGCGCGAACAAGTTTGGCTAGACTTTTTTAAGCCTGCTTATAATAAAAGAAAACTAGCAGATTCTTGTTTAGGACTTAAAAGATCGGATGAAGCTAAAGCAAAAATGTCTGCCGCTCAAAAAGGCAAAAAACAATCGCCAGAAACTATTGCTAAACGGGCCGCAGCGCTTAGAGGAAAACCAAGACCTGCGCATGTAAGGGCAAAAATTAGCGCATCGCACATAGGCATTAGACCTTCCGAAGAAAGTAGGGTTAAAATGTCGATAGCTAAGAAAAAAGGAACTTTAAAATGACTACTACTACCGCTGGCGATCAAATTAACGGCGCACTACGTTTGCTTGGAATTTTAGCGGAAGGTGAAACTCCTTCTGCATCTACATCCCAAGACGCTCTTTCTGCACTTCAACAAATGGTGGACTCATGGAATACTGAGCGTTTGTCTGTATATTCTACCCAAGACCAAGTGTTTAGCTGGCCACCTAACGTATTGTCAAGAACGCTAGGGCCATCAGGTGATTTTCAAGGCCTCCGCCCTATATTATTTGATGACTCCACGTATTTTAGGGATCCATCAAGCGGTATCTCTTTTGGTATTAAGTTTATTAACCAACAACAATACAACGGCATTGCGGTTAAAACAGTGACGTCTACCTACCCACAAGTGATATGGGTAAACATGACTTACCCTGACGTTGAAATGTATGTCTATCCTAAGCCTACAAAAGTCCTAGAGTGGCACTTTGTATCCGTAGAAGAACTAACCCAGCCTGCTACCTTGGCAACTAATTTGCATTTCCCTCCAGGCTATCTACGTGCGTTTAAATACAACTTAGCTTGCGAGATAGCACCTGAGTTTGGCGTAGAGCCGTCACCTACTGTGTCACGCATTGCGATGACATCTAAACGTGACTTGAAACGCATCAACAATCCTGACGACATTATGTCCATGCCTTACAGCATTGTGGCTACACGTCAACGCTTTAACATTTTTGCCGGTAACTACTAATGAAAACGCCAATCTTAGGTCAATCTTATGTAGCTCGTTCAATTAACGCTGCGGACAACCGCATGGTTAACTTGTTTCCTGAGCAGACGCCTGAGAACGGTCTTGAGATAGGCTACCTTAATCGTGCGCCTGGCTTAACCAAGCTAGTCACCATAGGCACAGGCCCTATCCGTGGGCTATGGGCGCACCAAACCAACGGCACCGATGCGTATTGCGTATCAGGCACAGGCTTTTACCGCATCAACACCGACTACACTTACGAGTACCTTGGTGAAGTAGACGGCACTGGGCCAGTCACGTTTGCCGATAACGGCATACAAATATTTATTGCAGCCAACCCTAGCGGTTACATCTACAATGAAGTGACAGACGTATTTGCTAAGATTACAGACCCTGACTTTACTGGCGCAGGCACTGTTACCTATCTTGATGGGTACTTTGTATACAATGAGCCTGACAGCCAAAAGATATGGATTACACAGCTATTAGACGGTACATCCGTCGATCCACTAGACTTTGCTAGTGCTGAGGGTTCACCTGACGGCGTTGTAGCCGTTAACTCTATCCACCGTGAGCTATGGGTATTCGGTACTGACACGACAGAGGTTTGGTATGACTCCGGTGCTACCGACTTCCCGTTAATACCAATTCAAGGTGCGTTTAACGAGACAGGTTGTATCGCACCTTATTCTGTAGCAAAGCTAGATAACTCATTGTTTTGGTTAGGCAACGACCCACGCGGGTTCGGTGTTATTTACAGGTCTAACGGTTACGCAGCACAACGCGTGTCAACACACGCTATAGAATACGCTGTACAAGGCTACACCGACATATCCGACGCTGTGGCTTACACATACCAACAAGAAGGTCATGCGTTCTACGTTATATCGTTCCCTACTGGCAATGCCACATGGGTATACGATGTCGCTACTGGCGCTTGGCATGAACGTGCTTACTTGACTAACGGTGAGTTCACACGCCATCGTTCAAATTGTCAGTGCAACTTCCAATCTACAACACTTGTTGGCGACTACGCCAACGGTAACATATATAAGTTTGATCTAGACGTGTATGCCGACAATGGCGCCACACAGAAGTGGCTACGCTCATGGAGAGCATTGCCTAGCGGTCAGAACAACTTAAAACGCACGGCGCAACACAGTCTACAGTTAGAGTCTGAGTCAGGCGTGGGGCTTGTTGTTGGGCAAGGTAACGACCCACAGGCCATGTTACGTTGGTCTGACGATGGCGGTCATACTTGGTCTAATGAACATTGGAAATCTATGGGCGCGATAGGTCAATATGGCTATCGTACTATTTGGCGTCGTCTTGGCATGACACAAAAGCTACGTGACCGCGTGTATGAAGTGTCAGGCACTGACCCAGTTAAAATAGCCATTATGGGCGCTGAACTAATCCTCAGCGGCACTAATGCGTAACTATACCCGCATCCCAGCCCCCCGCGTTACTTTAGTCAATACACAGACAGGTATTGTAGCGGACGAATGGTTTAGGTTCTTTAACAATCTATACACGATAGCATACGCAGCCACAGGGTCTGTTACGGCAGGTACTTACGGCTCTGCAACCGCAGTGCCACAGATTACAGTAGACGATTTTGGCAGTATAACGGCGGTAACAAATGTACCCATAGCCATTGATGCCAGTCAGATTGTCAGTGGCACCATAGCGTCAGCGCGTATATCAGGGTCATATACGGGCATTACAGGCGTCGGTACACTGACTGTAGGCACATGGAACGCAACGGCAATCACTACGCCTTATGGCGGCACAGGCTTAACAAGCTACACGGCTGGCGATACTCTTTACTATGCGTCAGGCACCGCGTTAACCAAACTAGCCATAGGTGCCAGCACATACATTAATACATCTAGTGGTACAGCACCGCAATGGACTGATCCTACGACAATAACAATAGGTAAGGCGACTAACCTTGTAGGCGGTGCGGCTAATCGCATAGCGTATCAAACAGCGGCAGACACGACAGGCTTTATTGTAGCGCCTACGGTATCTAATACTTACTTAGAATGGTCAGGCACTGCGTTCCAATGGTCTAGTAACCCACTAGGCACGGTCACAAGCGTATCTGTCGTCTCTGCTAACGGTCTTGCTGGCACTGTGGCCACAGCCACAACAACGCCAGCCATTACGTTGTCTACGACAGTCACAGGGCTATTGAAAGGTAACGGCACGGCTATCAGTGCCGCAAGCTCAGGTACAGACTACGCACCTGCCACATCAGGCACGTCTATCCTTTATGGTAACGGCGCAGGCGGGTTTAGCAATGTTACGATAGGCACTGGCGTATCTTTTGCAGCTGGTACGCTGTCTGCTACAGGTTCAGGCGGTACAGTCACAAGCGTTGCGGCCCTAACACTAGGCACGACAGGCACTGACTTAAGTTCAACCGTTGCCAATAGCACCACAACGCCTGTTATCACATTGAACGTGCCAACAGCGTCTGCCGCTAACCGTGGGGCATTAAGTGCTGCGGATTGGACAACATTTAACGATAAAGCGCCAGGCGTTACGTTTACTACTAACTACATTCCTTATGGCCAAGGTACGACAACATTAAATCAGTCTGCTGGTTTGCAGTTTGATGGCACTAACTTTACGACTACAGGTTACGCAACGGCTACTAGCTTTATACCTTCATCATCTACTATACCTACTAACGGGATGTATCTGCCTGCGGCTAATAGTGTAGGCTTTGCTACTAATAGTACAAATGCTATTTATATTACAGCAACGCAGCTAGTTGGTATAGGCACATCAGATCCTACAGGTGGATTTACAGGATATGGCGCCGCAGCTAAAATTTTAGGTATTACTGGTACTGGCGCGGCTCTTATAGGGTCTTATGGAGCCGTTCATTTATATAATAATAGGGCTACGCCTGCAGCTACAGATATATTTGGCATAGTAGCTTTTGCATCATCTAATAGCGTATCAGGCCAATCTTTAAAAGCATATATTGCAGGATACGCTGACGGTGCTGGCGGCGTAACTGGTGGTTTTGGAGGCGCATTACGCTTATACACAAAGCCTGATAACTCTGCTACAGGGGCTACAGAGCGTATGCGCATATTCTCAACTGGCGGTGTATCAATAGGTAATACCGCAGACCCAGGTGCTACTAATTTAAGCGTGACTGGGTTTGCAAGCGCCGCATCGTTTAGGCCTACAAGCGCTACAATACCTACTAACGGGATGTATCTGCCCGCTGCTAATAGCGTGGGTATTGCGACAAATAGCGCAGAACGTATGCGTATTACCAGCACAGGTGCACTGTTAGTAGGTGCTACAAGTGCGATTAGTTCTGAGCAGGTGCAGATTCAAAAAACAGCTGCAGGAAGTGTTGCAAATAACCTAAGATTAACTAATACAGGATCAACAGTTGGTTCTGGCTCTGGTATTATATTCGGTGCAAATACCAACTCTGGAGCACATATTGATTTAGCTGGTATTCAGGTAGGTTCTTCTGCCGCTACATCAGGCTACATGGCTTTAGCTACTACTAATAGTGGCGTTTACACAGAGCGCATGCGTATTGATTCTGCGGGTAATACGTATGTAGAAACAGGTACTTTATGGCAATATGCGCCAGCGCCTACATCAAAAGCCGCCGTAGCAACTTTAACTGCTGCCGAAGTTCAAACAGGAATACTTAATACTACTGGTACAACATACACAGTTACTTTACCTACAGGCACTGCACTTGATACAGCTTTTGCAGGGGTTCCCGCTACAAATATTGGGTTTGATTGGTTTGTAGTTAACACCGCTTCAGGTACAATAACGATAGCTGTAGGGGCTTCAGGTATGACCTCAGTAGGAACTCTAACCATTGCAACTGGTGTATCTGCTCAATTTAGACTTCGCAGAACAGCGGCAAATACTTACGTGCTTTACAGATTAGGCTAATAAAGGATACATCATGGCAACTTTAATTCCAAAATATACTCAGGTCAACACGGCTAACAGATCTATTGCGCAAAAATTTGCTGAATCTATATCTGTTATGGATTTTGGCGCAACGGGGGATGGCGTTACGGACGATACTGCGGCTATTCAAGCTACTATTAATTATGCTGCGCCATTAGGAAAAATTGTATTTGCACCCGCTGGAACTTATGTTATATCAACCTTAACTTTGCCTTTACAGCATGGCGGGATATATATCGTAGGGGAGGCATATAATTCTCTATACAATCTTTCAATTAATCTTTATCGCGGGACAAACTTTGTCAGTACCACTACTACAGGCAACGTTATTTCGTGCGACGGCGGTGTTTTTTACGGAAACCGCGGTATTAAAATTGAAAATTTATCTATTGTTGCTTCAACTTCTGGAAATTTAATACATCTTGTTGGTTCGCCAGACAATACTCAAATTAATAACGTAACTGCGTACCAAAACGGCGCAGGTGGCGGTTTTTACTTTTATAATTGTTGGTCTGGGTTGTCAATCAGTGGTTGCGCAATTGAGGGCGGATTGACTAGTGGCACAGGCATTACTTTGATTAATAATATTTCTGCGGGTCAATATTACATTGGCAACGGTACTCAAATAAACAAATTTAACTACGGCGTTGATATTGGCACGTCAGGAACAACAATCTACAACATTTTAATTGAAAACTCAGCTATTCAGGGACAGAGAACAAACGCTATTAGGCTTGGATCAGCTACAGGCGTAACAATTACAAATACGCATTTTGAGTTTGTTGTCGGGGCCGCTATCTCAAAAACTTCTTTCGGATCGGCCACGACGGTAAACATCAAAGAGAACACCTTTTACCGTAACGGCACTACCGCTGAGATTAGTCTAAATGGGGGGACAGAATATTCATTGGGTTGGAATATTGTAGGCAATATGTTTCAAGGGATCGACGATGGCGTAACAGCCATCAAGGGTAGCAATGCTGCATTCACTGGCGGTAGAGTTGCAGATAACTATTTTATTGGATTTTCTGGTACAACCACAGGTATCAACTTAGGAACAATATCAGCGCCTAATTGGACTGTTGCTAACAATCAATTTAGCAGTGTGACAACGTTTGTTGCCAACAGCACTTTAATTGGTAGCTACATACAAAATGGAGGCGTGTATTCAGCAATAACAGCTACGCAAGCCAAAACTGCGTCTGGCACATTGACCAGTTTGGCTAGTGGTACTCCTACGACTATTTTTTCTGCACTCAGTGCGGGTATGTATCAGGTGATGACTTACCAGTTCGGGGGGTCTGCTGCGGCCTTTACAGCCTCTGCGGTAGTACTTAGTACGGGGGCAAGCGCAAAAATCACTTCAACAAACGGCTCGGACATGACGCTTACCTTATCAGGAACTAATGTTCAAGTAACTCAAACACTTGGATCAGCTATTAATGTAAATTGGGTTTATTTAAAGATAGCTTAAATATATAATTTTTGAAAGATACGATAATGGAAAAACTATTCTCACTGTTTATGAAGCTGTCTAGCCCACGTATCCCTGTGGCGCTGGATAAGCAAGCGCATTTTAGCTCAGGCGCAATCCTAGCCTTTGTAGCATATTATGTTATAGGCTACTGGGCCTTATTACTTGTAGCTATAGTAGCTGGCGCAAAAGAGTGGTATGATTACAAGCATCCTAATCATACCGCAGATTTTTATGATTGGTTAGCCACGACACTAGGGGCTATTGTTACATTAGGAGTTATATATGTCTGTTAACTTATCCCCTTTAGGCGGCGCTGGCTGGCAATTCTTTGATAATAACGGTGTGCCTTTAGCTGGCGGTCTATTATATTCTTACGCTGCCGGTACAACTACCCCCCTTGCAACTTACACTACTAGCTCAGGCGTAACGCCTAATACAAACCCCATCATATTAGACGCCGCAGGTAGACCAGCGGGTGAGATATGGCTATCGGCTGTTGCGTATAAACTTGTGTTGAAAACATTTACCGGTGTGCAACTATGGTCAATGGATGGTATTACGGGCTTACCTTCAGCAGGTAGCCAAGATGACCAAGTAGCGACAGCAGGTCAGACTGCGTTTACTGTGGGCTTTCCCTATACTGTAGGCAATAATAGCTTAAGCGTGTTGGTGAATGGATCTAAACAAATTGTTACTTTGAACTATGTCGAAACATCATCAACGGTAGTTACGTTTGTAGATGGACTAAATGTAGGCGACGTTGTGGAGTTTGTACAGTAATGCCAACCATGTCTCAAGAATGGCAAGACCAAAGAGATGCGAATAAACAACGCTGGTTCTTAGGTCATGCGGAAGCGATAGACTTTATCGGTAACATTATGTCAGCGTTTGAGTTTTGGGATGACTTGATTGATAAAGACGTAGAGTTAGAAGACGATTACATTAGTAAAGTAATGGTAAACCTTTTGTTTGTACTACCGCAAAACAGATGGTTTGTAACAAACACGGCATATTACATGCCTTTATTTATGATGTGCTTTAGCGCATTTTTCGATTCAAACGAAATGTGCAAAAGCGATAAGAAACATATCCGCAACTTGGCTTTTCATATCCGCAATTTAGGGATAGAATTGTATGTAGCAACAGCCTTCTTAGTAGGCGGGTATAAACACATGCGTGAAGTTTCACGCGAGATACGCGAGTTTTTTGCGTTCGAAACTTTTGAAGAATGGGAGTTTTATCATGCCTGATTTTGGTACAGCAGCAGTAGTAGGGGGTAACATACTTGGCGGTGTAATTGGCGGTAAAGCCTCTAAGAAAGCAGCAGGTATTCAAGCTGATGCCGCCACGTATGCGGCGGACTTACAAAAAGAACAATTTGAAAAGCAGGTTGAACTAAACGCACCGTTTCGTGAGGCGGGTCTAACTAGCCAAAACAAATTGCTAGACTTGATGGGCTTATCCCCTGGTGCTGGCGGTAAGTACGCTAAAGACTTTAGCATGGCGGACTTTCAAGCTGATCCAGGCTATGCGTTCCGTATGTCAGAAGGACTTAAAGCGCTAGATCGTACGGCAGCGTCTAGGGGCGGGTTGTTGTCAGGTGCTGCATTGCGTGGCGCTACACGTTACGGTCAAGACATGGCGTCACAAGAGTACACCAACGCGTTCAACCGTTACCAAACCAATCGCGCTAACCAACTTAACCCGCTACAAAGTCTAATGGGCGCAGGTCAGACTGCCGCAGGTCAAGTAGGCGCGGCAGGGCAAGCGTATGCCACTAACGCTGGTAATGCTTACATGAACGCTGCTGACGCTAGGGCGTCAGGCTACATGGGTAGTGCTAATGCGTGGCAAAACGCATTAGGTGGCGTAGGCAGCGCAATCAATAAGTATTCAGCTAATCAAATGGCTAATCAAGGTGGGTCTGACGGACAATGGTCTGGCAACTCATACGATCCTTTAGGGAGATATTAATTATGGCTGACTACTCAATAGCCCTTCAAGGTAAACCAATGCAGATAACTTCGCAAGAAGATTATCTTAAAGACATATACGCAATACAAAATGCACAACAAGCCAATCAACTTAACAAGATGGTGTTAGGCGAAAAACAACGCGGTATAGCGGAAGACTTAGAGTTTAAAAATGCGTTTGCGCGGTTAAACAAAACGTCTCCTACATACGCGCAAGATGAAGAGGCAGTTTACGCTATTAAAGGTACAGAAGGACTAAAAGCACTTGAAACGCAAAGAAAAGAAAGAGCGTTAGCTGACGCATCTAAATTTGAACTTGCCAATAAAAATTTTAACGCTTACCGTAGCGCTTTAGCAGGTTTGTCTACCGACCCTAACTTAACTAAAGCCATGGCCGTATCCACAGCGCAACAATTAGTCGCTGCTGGCGTAGTACCTGCTAATTTTGCAACAATGGCTGAACAACTGCCTGACGACCCTACTGCACTTAGAGCAGCGCTAAAAAATGGCGCTAGAGCGCAATTAGCGCCTAAAGATATATTTACTACCTTTGCTCCTGAGATAACTGAAACTGATACAGGAAAAGCAAAAGTATTTATTGATAAAAACCCTAATAGTCCTACTTACGGTCAAACAATAAAAACACTTGCTAAAACTGCAACACCAGGCGAAATATTATCCGCATCTAACCAACGCGCAACGCAAGCAGAAACAGCAAGGCATAATGTTGTAATGGAAGGACAAGGCAAAATACCAGCAGGGTATAGATTGCTATCCGATGGATCATTAGAGACTATTCCTGGTGGCCCTGCGGACGCTAAAACTAAAGTTGCCGAAGCTGGGCAATCAACAGTAGATAGTTTAGCGGCTACTTTAAATGGTTACTACGATAAATTAAGTCAAGGCGGCGGGATAGTTTCATCTAACAAAAGAATTGGCACTAACTTAGGTAGCTCAGTTCAATCGTCTGGCCTAGGCCAATTCGTAGGCGGTGCAGTAGGAACTGAAAATCAAACTACTAGACAAAATATTCTTAACGCGCGGCCATTATTACTTCAAGCTATTATGAAGGCTACAGGTATGTCAGCTAAACAAATGGATTCTAACCAAGAGTTGAAACTGTATCTATCCGCAGCTACAGATCCTTCAAAATCATTAGAATCTAATAAAGAGGCTTTAGATAACTTAGTGCGTTTGTATGGTGTTGGTGGCGAAGCCACGCCAGGCGGCGCTAAAACTAAACCAATAATGCCTAGAAATGAAAAAATGCCTTCGTCTAACCCTCATGCAAATAAATCAGACGCGCAAATTAAAAAAGAATTGGGGATATAAATGGCAGACCTTCAACTACTTTTAGAAGCGGAGCGTAGAGGGCTATTGCCTGCGGATAAACAAGCCCTACTTACTGAAGCTAGAAGTAGAGGGCTAGTGGAAGCTCCTACTATTATTGAATCAACGCTTAAACCAATCGAAGTTGCACCAGCAACAATGGCAGAAAAAGTAGTTGGTTCGCCTGTAGGTAGGTTTGCATTAGGCGCTGCTGAGTTACCTGTGGGCGTAGGTAGATTTGGTGAAAATGTTGCAATGGCAGCGGGCGTACCTGGTATTGGCGGCGTTGGTCAAACATGGGATAAATTACAAGCCATGAAGACTAAAGGCATGAACGCACCGACTGAACTATCTAGCTATGATCCTTTAGGAATTGTAGCCCGCGCAGGCAAAGAAATGCTATATAAAGGTGGCGAAGCTATTGGATTAGACCCTCGTTCATGGGACATTATGGGCGGAATGGGTTCAACCGTTGCGGCAGGCGGTATATTAAATAAACTTGCGCCTGCGGCTACATTTGGTAAACAAGTGCTTCAAAGCGCTGGCGTTAATGCTGGTTTAGGCTTAGTAAATCCTAACGCAAAAGACTTAGGTTCTAACGTAGAAAATGCAGCCTTGGGCGCAGCTTTAGGTACAATTATTCCGGTTAGCACCGTTGCCGCAGCTAAGGCTTTAGGCTGGGGTTATGACATAGCAACAGGTAAACTTTTTCAAAAACAAGCCGGTAAAATACTCCGTGAAATAGCAGGTGAAGATGTTAACGCATTGGCAGCGGCAGGTAGAGCTGCGGCGCCTGAATTAACTGGCGCACAAGCCGCTGCGGGTATTCACAATACGCAATTACAAGCGCTTGGACAAGTTGCAAAAGATAAAAATACTGCTAATTTCTTTAGTAAAAAAGCGGAACTAGCTACAGAAGATGCACAAACCGTACTTGATAGTTTAGCTAGTGGAACTACGCAAGTTGAATCTAATTTAGCAAGGAAAGCAGCTAAACAAGCGCTTAATCTTAAGACTACGCCTATGCGTGAAGCTGAACTTGCCGCTGCCGCGCCTTCAATAGACACTTCAACTATAACATCATCTATTGACACTAAATTAATAGACCCTGCTATAGGGGTAAGTGATATTAATAGACGCGTTTTAACCGCTGTTAAAAGAAAAATTGAAGAATGGACTGCTAAAAATGGCGGTGTTATAGATCCAGTAGCGTTATACGGAGTGCGTAAAAATACAGTTAATGAAGTAATTGATCGGTTAATTAATAAAGCTGATCCAAAAGCCTCAGCTAAATACGGCGCAAAATTATTAGCTGAAGTTAACCCTATGATAGATGACGCAATTGAAGCGGCTGGCGGAAAAGGCTGGCGTCAATATTTAGCTACACATTCCGAAGGTTTAAAAGATATTGAACGTCAAGAAATGGCTTCCGTATTAAGCGAATTATACCGTAATAAATCATACGATAAGTTCCAAAAAATTGTTACCGGCGGCGATGCTAAAACAGTAGCTAACATATTTGGCCCAGGCAATGAAGACATTAAAGAATTAATGGGTACTAGAATGGTACCTTTAAATAAAATTGCGGCGGATTTAAAACGAACAGACGTTATGCTTGATCGAGCAAAACAAGGCGCAGTAGGGCTACAAGACATACTTAGCAAAGACGCTACAAAATTGCGTCTACCTGCGTTGTTTAGCCGTGTAGCTACTATATCTAATATGGTATTAGATAATTTACAATTTAAAGTTAACCGTGCTACATTTGCTGCACTTGAAAAAGGTATGCAATCAGGTAAAAACATGGCTGAATTAATTGAAGCGTTACCTGCATCTCAACGTAATGACGCATTACGCGCATTAGCAGACCCTAAAGTAGCAAGACAGATTACAATGCAAACATCACGTAATGCCCTTGCGCCAAACGAACAACAAAATCAAAACGCATTAGCCCAATAAGGATTTAGTATGGACGATCAAACAACACGCCTTAACCGTATAGAAGAAAAGCTGGACAAAGTGTCTGAAGCGATTGTTTCATTGGCCCGCATGGAAGAACGCATGATCACGTTATTCAAGCGCATGGACAGCTACGACGACCATCACCACGCCTTAGAAGGCCGCGTGACCAAGGTTGAAGTGTCGCATGCGTCAGGCGCATGGGTTGAGCGCGTGGTGTGGTTCATAGTCTGTGGCATCATAATGGGGACTTTATACCTTGGTAAATAGCCGTAATTTGTCCGATTTACATCCTAAAGTCGCTGCCATGTGCAAGGCTTTTATTGAAGAATGTGATAAAAAAGGCATTGACGTACTGATTACATCCACGTATCGTGATGCAGCAAGTCAAACGGCGCTCTACAATCAAGGCCGCACGACACCAGGTAACATAGTGACTAACGCTAAGGCAGGTCAGTCATTTCATAACTGGAAAGTAGCGTTTGACTTCTGCCCCATCGTTAACGGCAAATGCCAATGGAACGATAAGGCACTGTTTGCAACCTGCGGTAATATCGCAGAAAGCGTAGGTCTTGAATGGGCTGGCCGATGGGCTGGCAAGTTTAAGGAGACGGCACATTGCCAGTATACTGGCGGTCTGTCATTACTCGATTTTCAAAAAGGGAAAACATTATGAAAGCATATTTACTTGAACGTCTTAAAGAAGCATCAACATGGCGCGGTATCGTAGCACTGCTAACCGCCATTGGCGTGACGCTATCACCCGAGCAAGGCGAAGCAATTATAGCCTTGGGTCTAGCCGCCATCGGTACGCTAGGCGTATTTACTGCGGACAAAAAGTAATGTCCTCACTCTTTGCTATCATAGACCGCCTGCTACTATTAGTAGTTAGGTGGGCTGTGGCAAGAGAACAGGCGAAAGCCCAAAGGTTGCGCGATGCACTTGAAGAAAACCCTGCTGATTGGTACGCTGCTCATTTTGACAGCGTGTCAAACCCAGCAAACACTCCAGCCGACAAAACCAACACTGACGATACAAAAGCAAGCTGACGGTGGCATTTGCTTAGATAGGGACAACGCTGCTAAGTTGGGCGTTTACATCCTTGAACTGGAACGCAAATGATTAGCGAAACCGACAAATTTGACGGGTAAAGCTAAAAAACGACCTCACCAATCGCTGTATAACAGACGATTGATAAGGCGGTAATGCACTGATAGCCACGCATGTACAAAAACCTGTCAAAAACGCAGGAAAGTAGCAAATCACGTATTCAAGTATGTTCAATTCGTAATTCATGTATTTCTATCTCTATTTTTTTGTCGGACGGCAATTTTACCATAGCCGTGGTCGGAAAATGACCGCGAGATAGTATTTCGACAACACATTCACCTTTGTTCCACCATAACCATTTTGGTAATGTCATTTTTTCAGTCATGTTATTCTCCGTATTTTAAGTGTTACTAATAAATTCATTTAACTCCACTTGCCCATGAGTTGACTTACCATAAATTAAATGAAATCTATTATGGCAAGTTTGACACAATGTAACCCCATTAGCTGGGTCGTTCCGCATACTAGGGTTAGTACTATATGGCTTTACATGATGTGCGTTTAGCTTAACAGTCGAACTACATTTGATACAGTAAGGCGTTTTTTGCTTAACCTCTCTTGCCCAAGCCGCAGTGGCGTTAGGGTTTTTAGGAATGTGTAGTTTACGCCTCATTTCATACTGCAAGCATCCGCACGATTTTGTATGATCTCGGCTTAACCTTAAATATGAAACTTCGGTTTCTTTCCCGCAATCGCAACGACAATTCCATACTGCTTTACCTTTTTTTGTTCCCGCGTAATTAATAACCAGTAATCTGCCAAATCGTTTACCCTGTAAATCTATACGCCGGTAAGGATTATGTTTTAGGCACCCACATGATTTTGTTGTACCCATTAGCACATTATTTAGCGAGGCTTCAGTTTCATTTCCACATGCGCATTTAAAAAGCCATTTATTTCTACCATAATTATCTTTACCCGATATTTTAATAGCTGTTAATTTTCCAAATACCTCACCTGTTACGTCTTTCGCTTTCACCATACTCAAACTCCATAAGCATTTCAATACAATGTATTGCTTTTTTTAAGTCTTCAATCCCGTTTTTATTACGAAACCTACTTACATACTTTACTATAGTATGCTGACATGCGTCAAGATTATTTGCCATGCTATATTCCATTGGTTGTATAGCCATGTCAACGTAATGTGACCCATTCACTTGTTTTTGTAGCGCAGTCGCTTCTTCCATGTACATCTCTGTCATTCCGTCACTCATTGTTTGCTGCCTCCAATACTAAGTCTTCGACGCGGATCATCGTGTCGTCTGATAATAGGTTTGATAAGTCTTGCGTAGAGTCTGGCAGTTCTATTGACAGTATCTCTACATCGACGTCGTCAGGGCTGTCACCAGTACCAAAACCGTCTGAGTAACGCGTAATGTCTGCGTACACATCTAGCTCGATGCCGTATAGATTAATTGTATATATCATTTTGTCACCCACATCCAAACTCTAGTCCAAAAGCCGACTGGCTCGTATTCCTCAATCGGTAGCCAAGGTGTTGCGTCTACGTTAGTAAACTTGTAATTTTGCCTATCCCAAACTTCACGATAGTTGTTCATGGTCGTACTGCCTCCTTAATTATTTCCACACGCTCACGCGCAGCGCGTAAGATGGTGTAGCGTTGATGTAATCGTTGTAACATTGAAATACGGCGCTCGGTTTGTCGCTCATGGTTTAGCAACTCCAGCACTTCTTCCTCTGTCTTGTCGTTAATGATAGCGTTCAGTGAACGCCAGTTTAGTCTTTCCATCCTACTCTCCTTTGTAATGCAGGCCGTCGTTGCCGTTGGCTGCGATAATGTCTATACGTGACTCGTCCCAGTTAAGTGGGCATCCCGTAAATGCACATTCTTTTGTGGAAGCTAACCCTTTACCGCAGATGTTGCAGACAGGGTCTTTACTTCTAAAGATTAAGTCAAAGTTATCCTCAAACTGCTTGTTGTTTACGCGGCTCTGTATCAAGTCGCCTGTGATGTCGTTATGTGCCGCCATCTTGTTCTCCCTAATTAAATGCAAAAAAGTGATACATTACTTGGCCAGCTTCTCGGCGTTTTCTTTCATCTTGCTAAGAATTAATAAGAAGCGTAGTTCTTCCATCTCGGCTTGGGTCATTGTGGTCTGTCCTCCTCATCAAACGTCATGTCACCATGGGGTATGTCATCATGCACAATCAACCCATCCTCATCTGCCTCAATAAATCGTTGGCATATTACGCACCAGTAGCCTTCATCTTTAGCCATATTATTATCCGCCCATTTAGCTATCCATTTACCACGGTCAAAAAACTCTTTAGTCATACAGTCTTCCCGATGTACGTCGCCTTAACATTGTTATTAAATTGCAATGTCACAGCGCACTCCTGACCTTTGTTTCTATTCATTAGCTTGTATAAGCCAAATCCAATGGAAACAATACAGATAAGTAGCAGTGTTGCTATCACTACGGCTGCGCGATCTATGCTTGCATCTTTATTACAGTCGCACTTACGTCCTTGCTGGCAGTCTCGATTACATGTCATTTTGTCCTCTCTTTCGCTATCGCTGCACAGGGCGCACAGCGTTTAGATAGTTTATACACTACTTGTGTGTCTCTATAGGCTTTACAATACTTGCAGTAATACTTTTTTGTTTCAGTCATATATTCGTTTCCTTAAATGCTTGTTCCCATAATTTCTTTACTATTTCACGCCATTCTTTTGGGGTAATTGGGGTACTGGCCATCGTTCTTCTCCTTTAATCATTTCAACTCCTCCATTGCAATATCAGAAATAGCCCGCTTGTCATGCAAGGCCGCCCAAATACGTTCGTCTACTGTTTTGTTAGCTAACAGTATGTAGCACCACACGTCATGCGCTTGGCCACTGCGATGCAGACGGCCTATGGTTTGTTCATACAACTCTAAGCTCCACGGCAGTGAAAAGAACACAATCTTACAGCCGCCGTGTTGTAAGTTCAGGCCGTGGCCTGCTGACTTAGGGTGTATCAATAGCAGTTCAATCTCACCGTTGTTCCAACGCTTGATGGCGTCAGGCTCGTCTATCGTCACGGCTTTAGGGAAGCGCTGCTTTAGCTTTTGCAGTTCCGCCTGGAAGTTGTACACCACGATAGTGTTGTCGTGTTGGTTTTCGTCCAGCAAGTCCTCTAGCATGTCGAACTTATGGAAGCTCAACCACTTTGTTTCGCTGCTGTCTTCTGTGTCGTAGATAAAGCCGGACGACAACTGCTGTAGCTTAGACGTCAGCACGGCAGCGTTAACGGCGGTCAATGTTTTGCCGTCCAGCTCCATCACAAACGTCTTCTTAAAGTGTTCGTACTCTTGTCGGTTAGGCAACTCACATCGCACCTCTACCGTATGACATGGCGGCAGTTTGTCGCTGTATTCGCCAGCCTCTAGCACATACGTGGCAGGCTTAATAATCTGCATCACGTTCTTAAGCGCATCAGGGCGGGGCTTCCAGTCGTTAAAGTCTTTGTTCAGTAGCACAAAGTGTTGTTGTAAGAACGCGCCTTTGCTACGGCCTAACAAGGTCTGATCGACTATCTTGCACTGGCCAAACACATCCTCTAGGCCGTTGCTGGTGAACGATCCAGTCAAGCCCCAGCGTATTGTTATCTTGTCCATCAGCTTGGCGATGGCCTTAAAGCGTTTGCCAGTAGGATTTTTTAGCCTGGTTAGTTCGTCAAACACCACGGCATCAAATCCTTTTAATGTCTCTAGCGATTGCAGGCTGTCGTAGTTCGTCACCACTACATTAGCGTCAGTCTTGAACGCATCCTGGCGCTGCTTTTGTGTGCCTACTGCCACAACAAGTGACAGACGTGGCGCCCACTTAGGCTGCTCAACGGGCCACACGTCAGTGCAGACACGCTTAGGCGCAACGACTAGGAAGCGCTTAACAAGCCCCGCCTCGATAGCGTCCTGCATAGCAGTGAGCGTGATGGCCGTCTTACCTGCACCCACAGGCGCAAGGATCATGGCACGGTCATGCTCAAATATAAAGTCAGCCGCGACTTCTTGGTAGGGTCGTAGCTTTAGCCCAGTCATCAATATCTTCCTTATTCCATAAACATGCGTATTTTTGATTTAGTCGTGTCACCTCTATGGCAAACACCTTTTGTAACTCAGATAGCTTACCGCCGTCAGTCTTTATCTCTACAAACCACGTATCACCGTTAGGCAAACACGCCACCCGATCCGCCACACCCCGATGTGCTGGGCTTGTGAACTTGTAACTCTTACCGCCTAACTGCTCTACTACCTTCTTAAAATATGCTTCAACTTGTTTTTCTAACATGCTTGTCTCCCGTTGATGAATTAAATAATAACACAATAAAAAATATATTGACAACATTTATTTTTAATTGCTATACTGCAATCTCAATAGGTAATCTAAAGGACATTAAATGAAACATTCTTCTGTAGTTGGCGGCTCAACCGCTAAACGTGTTATTGCTTGCCCTGGCTCAGTCGCACTCTGCGACAAGATGCCTCCACGCCCTTCTAGTAAATACGCCGATGTAGGCACGTTGCTACATAATGTGATTGCAGACGTATTAGACAAAGGCTTTGCGCCTGAGCATTACCTTGGCACCACGTACGAAGACCAAGTGCTGACGCAAGAGCTAATAGACGACAAGATTAAACCTGCCTTGGCTGCGCTTGATGCCATTGATCCCCTCAAGATAATGGAGTATGCCGTAGAGACACGCGTAGGCTTTGGTGACTTCCTGCCTGACGTGTTCGGATCGACTGACTTCTTAGGCCGCATCGGTAACACTGCTTATGTATTAGACTGGAAGTTTGGCGATGGTGTAGCCGTTGAGGTAGAAGAAAACCCGCAGTTGTTGTTCTATGCGGCTGCGGCCATGCGAACTAAAGACGTGGCATGGGTGTTTGAGAACGTCGATACTATTGAGATGGTAATCGTGCAACCGCCTATGGTTAAACGCTGGCAAACGACGCCTGAGCGCGTCAAACAGTTTGAGAGTGAACTAGCCTTAGCTGTGCGCCTAGCGCAGTCAGAGGACGCTAAACTTACGGCTGGCGACCATTGCCGTTGGTGTGCGGCCAAGCCTATCTGCCCACAGATGACCGGTGCAGTGGATCGTGTGTTGCACTCCAAACTTGATGCGTTGCCTGTGGCACAAATCGGTGTATACTTACAGAACGCTGACGTGCTAGAACAGTGGATAACTGATTTACGTGCGCTTGCGTTCCAATTATTAGAGACTGGTAAACCAGTCCCAGGTTACAAGCTAGTTGCCAAACGTGCGACTAGACAATGGGTGAATGAGACGGATGCTAAGGTAGCCCTGCTCAAGAGCCTACCCGAAACTGAAGTGATGGAGTCCTCACTAATCTCTCCAGCTAAAGCCGAGAAGGTGCTTAAAAAGCACGGTCTTACTTTACCGGAAGGAACTGTCGTCGCCATCTCCTCAGGTAGTACGCTGGCAAACGAGGATGACCCTCGCCCAGCATTGTTGCAAATTGGTCAGCAATTAACCGCTGCCCTTAATAAAATAATCTAAAGGAAATTAATATGTCAAACGTAACAACTTTTTCACAAGCAAACCTTCCAGCCGTAGCCTCACTAAGCACAGCCCTTCGTTCATTAGAGAATGACGTTACGCCAGCAGGCGT